CTACTGGGCCTGAGATCCAGCCAGGTACGGTCTGGACAATGCAGCAGTGCGAAGATGCGCTCGATCATCATATCGCCTACTTTTATGCAGGCATTTGCAAGCTATCTCCGACATTCTCGAATGCCACGCCGAGAAGGATTGCTGCAATCACGAGCTGGGCTTACAACTGTGGACTTGGAAATTATCGCATCTCGACGTTGAAAAAACGAGTAGATGCTGCTGATTGGGAGGGCGCAGCCACCGAGTGCCTGAAATGGAACAAGGCTGCTGGCCGTGTTTTGCCAGGGTTAACAAGGCGGCGCAAAGCAGAGGCAATGTTGATGCAATAGGCTATTTGGCTGCGTATTGCACGAAAATCTCGATCTTCAGCATCTCGCCAACCTGGTCGCCATGTAATCGCGCAATCTTTTCGATCATGTATTTGCGCTGATTTCGCGGCATCTTCAGGATCATTGCCGCCCAGTCTTGAACGACAAACGGCAGCGCTTTTTCATACGCCGCCGTTATCTCTTCCAAGTCCGAAGATTTAACCTTCTTGATAATCGTCAGCCACGACATTTCGGATCGACCATTCTTTGAAAGCCTTATGTTTTGCCATCGTGTCCGCGCATTCTGTCGATGGAGGCTTCCAGCCGTATTCTCGCCAGATGTCCTCAACAGGCCGGAACCGTTCTTTCCTAGTTTGGCTTGTTATCAGGTCTTTCCAACTCATACGCGACCTTTCGGCCAAGGATGAACCGCTGATTCGTACTTCGTACCAGGCCGAGGTGCATGGTAGAACTTACGATTTTTAAGATCGTCTTTATCTAAAAAAGCAGACGGGTTTTCAAAATAGATTTTCCTGATTGTTTCCTCTAGCACAAGGTTCGTCGCAAAGTCTGAAGGTCTTTTCAAATGAGCCTGTTTAAGCATGGATTGGTGTTTGTTCAAGTGCATTTGTCTATCCTCAAAATGGAATATTGTCATCATCAGAAAGTCCAGACTGTCTCGGTGCTTCGTCTTTCTGCTGAAATTTTAGGGACAAATACTTTCCGTCGGAGCCTTCATTAACCCATGATGAAATCCAGTATTGAACGCCGTTTATCGTGCAAGACCCTCTGTAATCTGGGTGAGAGTCTTTTTCCTTTTTCTTATTCTTGGAAATTGATCCGGTCATATCTTTTGACATAGCGATTGCTCCATTTTGTCAACCTCGGCCAAGAAAGTTACCAACTGAATCTCGATGGTCTTTAGATCTTCTTGGGTCGGTTCATAGCGAACGATGAATAACTGTAGATGGTCAGGAAGCCTTGGGTCGAAACTTACAAAGTCGCACCAAGTCCGTCCTGTAACGATGAGCTGCGTAAGCATTTGCGGTTTGTATTTAGCCGGAACCTCCTTAGAAATAAGATAGTCAACATGGGTATTTGAGTTGGGGCATTTGATCTCGATCAGGCCGCTGCCTGCAAAGCCATCAGGAGACGCTCCAAGCCATTTTATGGTTGTGTGCTTATGAAACCCTGTCTGCTCCACAAAAACGCCCGTATGGGCCTCATAAGCGGCCCTGGCAACCGGTTCCTGCTCTGTACCCCACTGCATAGACGCATTTGTAAACGATTTGGTTTGCAAGCCGGTCAGCCTTTCGGTGACGAGCTGGATCGCATAATCTCTTCTTGTCGCGGTTCCTACTTTCGCAATCGCATCCGAGGCCCGACTCGCAGTCAGATGACCAAGCCTTTCTTTGAACCACTCTTCACTTCTTTGTTCCATTCGTAACCCCTAAAAATCCGTTTTCGATCAGTGTGTGTAATGTTCTCAAGTGCGCTGCATCCCAAAGTTCTCGACGTTCGTCTCTAGTCAGTCTTGCGCCCTGATCCAATTCTGAATGGCATCGAAAACAAAGAGACGCAACTAAAGTATCAGAGACCTTCAGGCCCATGCCTTTGCCTTCGTTTCTATGAGCTGCGACCACCGTTCCATCATCTGCGCCGCAGTGCTGGCACGGAATAAACCGGCAGACCTCAAGCAGCTTCTTGTTTCGATACACGCTTCATCTTCCTTAGATCCAACTCGGCATCCTTCATTTCATCGGTCCAAATCAAGCCTTTTTCGAGCGCGTAGGCTAGGACTTGCTCCACGAAGTCTGAAAACTCGTTTACGGTCAGATCGGTTGTGGTTGGTTCGAGTTCTTTTATTGATCCGCAGGGCAGCTCAACAACACGACCAACCAAGTACCGGTTTTTTGCCCATTCGTGCCAGATGTCGCGTTCGTACTTAGCGTCTGCTAGTTGTTCAGAACATGCCTGGAGCAAAGCCCAGTAAAACCGATTCTGAGCCGCTGATCGAGGTGGCTTGGTAACTTGTATCATGTGACCGAGTTCTGCGCCTTGCACGGCCTCTAAAGCCGTCCTGCGGTCATTCTCCGTCGTCAATATAATTCGCACGGTTTTTTCTCCACCAGTTAAAGTTTGCTCTGAAAGCTCTTCTTGCTATGTCTGGAAACTTATCGTGCCGTTCCGCAAACATTGCCTCGACAAGCCTTCGTCTGAACTCGGGTCCGTCAACGTCCAGCCACATCAGATAACCATCGACACCAGCTTCCTTTTCATTGCCAACCAAAAACCGCATAGCCGTGATCGAATCTGTTGATGGCTTGGATGCGTAGGGGGCCAAGCAAGCATCTTGTACGGCAAGATTGATAACCGACCATAAAAGTTTCTTGCATCGTTCGGCCTGAATCTGATCGATCAAGCCCTCTTCAAAGTTGTTTAGGTTCATTGATTTCCGTCAATTCTTTTTTTCTTGCTTCTTTTGCAATGTCCAATTCGCGGATAGCTTCAGCATTTGTTTTTAAGGCTTTATAACCTTCGGTGAACAGTTGCTTTAGATCATCCATTGATTTTGCGCTCCTTACGTCGTTTATGTACTTCTCAGACGTTTGTTTGTTTTGCTTGGGCTGAACTTCGTGCGTCTGGTTCTCAGAGTCATTATCGCCTTCGGTAGGAATACAAAATGCTTGCATCAATGCGTATTTATAGGCAGCAGACATGGCTTTGTTAGTTGCCTTATCACCAGAGTCCATAGCCTCACCAATCGTCGAAATAACGTGGCTTGAACCATCCTCGCCGGATACCAGTGTGAAGTCCATGTGCACGGTGACATAGAACAATGCAGTGCCGTGTTTGTTGATTCGTTCGGTTACTTGCCGGTCAGTGACCTTTGGCAAAACACACAATTTGTGCTCTGCAAGAATCGGAGCCATTGCATTGTAAACGTCATCGATGCCTCTGAACTTGTAACCCTGGCCTTCGTTTACTCTTGATTTTGAGATGCCTTCCTTTGAAATCGAAAGCATAACTTTTGAGATAGCTTCGTAAACCTTTTGCACTTTTGGCTCCTTCAGATGAAGAGGAATAGCAGAACGCCGTAACACATCCCTAGCGCTATGTAGACCGTCCATTCAAGCCTCGTCATCTTCATCGGATTCATATTGCTGTTGCTCCAGTTCTTCTTGCATTCGTTCATTTCGTTCTTGCTCCATGTCGTAAAGGTACAGTTGTCGATCTAACCACCAATCATAGTTGCTCATCTTTTTTCTCCGTGGTTTCTGCTGAGATCAGTGTGCAGAAGTCTGTGGTGTACGAATACGATCTTGTAAAGCCCGTGCTTTCAACTTTAATGTTGTATTCTTGATAAAAATACTCGGTTAAGATTTTTGCTACTTGTTCTTCCGTAAGCGCGATTTTCATGATTGCTCCAGTAGGGGCCGAAGCCCCTGGTTATTAGTAAGAAACCGTGAAGCCTTCGGCTTCGAGTTTTGCTGCAAAGTCTGGCGCAGCAGACTTGCGTACTTCGCAGGAGAGGCCACCGCAGATGCGGTCTTTGGCGTTTGTGGTGTTAGCCACAAAGGTTAGTGTGGTTGCTGAAAAATCAGCGGGAAGAACTTGAAAGTCGCTCATGGAAGCCTCCGTAGAAGAGCGGGTTGATAAATTCGTTTGTTCCATGTAGAAATCTTAAAATGAACAAACAGCCCTGACGTAATACTTTGGTATCAATACGATGAAAAAAGACGCCGCTCATACCAAAAAAAAGCGCCGTTCGTCGGTTAGTCCGACGCAGCGGTCTTTAGGTATGCTGCGAGAGCAGGGCTATGCGTGTGAGATCGTGGAGCGCTGGAACCCGTGGGCCAAGGTCCGGCAGGACTTGTTCGGGATTGGTGACATCCTGGCGATCAAGGATGAGGAGACGCTGCTGGTGCAAACGACCAGCCGATCTAACCTGAATGCAAGGGTGAAGAAGATTTCAGAGAGTGAAATGCTCCCCACCATCTTGGATGCTAAGTGGCGGGTGGTGGTCCACGGATGGGGGGAGCTGAAGGAAGGCTGGGACTGTAAAACCTTTGAGTTTTAGTCTTCGTCGCGTGTCTCTGCTGCTGCCAGGAGACGGGCGTAAAGCTCGCCAAGGCCAGTGCTGATCTCTTCAGAGCCGAGCCATTCCAGGACTTGGTCGTACTCGTCCTCGGACAGCTCGATTGTCACAAATGCGTTTTCCATGAATTGCCTCCAGTTGATCGCATCGGGATGATGCGTAGACATTCTGAACCATGAAGATGAAAGTTAGGTTATAATTGGCTTGCCACTGGCTAGGGTAGCTCCCGAAAAGCGGCCTCATCACCCGCCTGCCATTGCGCATCCACAGTGATGACAGCCTTGATGGGGTTTTGATATGCACTATTACCAGCACCATATTGGTGACTTTATAAAAGACACTTCATTCCTGACCAACGAAGAGGTCGGGATCTACATGAAGCTGCTCTGGCTTTACTACGACACTGAAAAGCCGCTGCCGAACTCGCTGTTCGAGCTTTCAATGAAGGTCAACGCACGGGAGAACGAGGACGTCATCTCTGGCTTGCTGGAGATGTTCTTTGTCCTGGAAGATGGCAAGTGGCATCACAAACGATGCGATAAGGAAATCCATCACTTCCGGCAACAGTTGGAAACGGCATCAAGAGCCGGAAAAGCATCAGCCGCTAAACGCCTGATGAACAAAGGTTCAACGGATGCTCAACGACCGTTCAACGACCGTTCAACGGACGTTCAACCAACCAATAACCAACAACCAATAACCAATAACCAAGAACCAAAGAAAAGCCCTAAAGGGCTTTATATATTTAAGCCGCCGCAAGTCGATGATGACGTCTGGCAAGCCTTCCAAGCGATCAGAAAAGCCAAGCGTTCGCCTATTACGCAGATCGCGCTGGACGGTATCGAGCGAGAGGCACTTAAAGCAGGCTTATCGCTGAACGATGCTCTGAAGGTCTGCGCTGAACGTGGTTGGCAAGGGTTCAAAGCGGATTGGTACTCTGAAGCTCCGGTGAACAAGCAGATCGCGCTCGAGGAGCGAAATCGAGCGGTTGCGATGGAATGGGCAAGGAGTAAGGCATGAATAAAGCGGGATTTGCAGAACTGATCTCGTCGGTCATGGCGTATTACCGGCAGGACTGCTCGCCATTTGTGGTTGACATCTGGTGGTCAGCTTGCCAGGCGTACGATTTCGAACAAGTTCAAAAGGCGCTTACGCAGCACGCGACAGATCCTGAGCGCGGTCAATTTGCGCCAAAGGTCGCTGATATCGTTCGCATTCTATCCGGCACTCCGACAGACCGAGCGCAAGATGCTTGGGCTAAAGTCTTTGCTGCGATTGGACGAGCTGGGCCTTGGCAAGATGTTGTGTTTGATGACCCGACGATTCATGCCGTCATTGAGGTCATGGGCGGCTGGGTGAAGATTGCCAATGTCGAAATGGACGAGATCAGCTATACGCAACATCGATTCATGCAGACCTACCAATCATTTGCAAAGGCTCCGCGTGAATACCCAAGGCTGCTGCGCGGTGCTAGATCGCCAGATGATGAATACCACCGCAAAGGACTTGCGCTGCCAGCTCCGGTGCTGATCGGTAATCAAGAGATGGCGAAATTAGTTTTTGCGGGTGATACCAAAGTATTACAGATTGGGTCGTGAAATGTTGGAAGATAGGATTTTCAACAGGAGATGAGCATGGATACGGAATACGTTGCTAATGAGTTATCGAGCGAGTTTGAAAAGGCATGGTTTGAGTTTGCTGAGATTGCAGATATAAAAAGACCATCTGACAATCCGATTGCTTATAAAGCATTTTTTTTCGCGTGGAGTGCGGCTGCAAAAAAGTGCATAGAGGTACTGGAAAGTTATGATTAAGCTGACAAGCAGACAAGAACTTTATTATCGGTATCTGCAAAGCCGAAAAACGGGAATCACAGCGATTGCGCTGGGCAAGATTTTTGACAGATCGCCAGAGGCTATTTCGATAGCGCTTAGGCCGTTAGTGCAGCAGGGGCTGGTGGTTCGTGAAAAGCGCATTCGCAGGCGTACCGAGGCTGTACGCGAGGGCTATGCTTATTTTTATAGAGCGGTTGACAGCCTGTACAAACAAAGCGCAAAAAGGGCTAGGTTTGTTTATCACAATCCATTTGGAATAAGGACCGGCAATGAGTAAAGAGTTGGTTAAAAACGTGCAAGAGCCTGTGGCTTATAGATATGCGGTTCCTAGATTAAATCCTGAGCGACCAGAATGGCATTACACCATGACTAAAACAAAACCGGATAGCCAGCCGCTTTATGCTTCCCGAAAATGGGTTGGATTAGATGACGATGAAGTGCATCAAGCCTTTTGTCATGCAGAATACGAAACTCCTTATAGTTGGGACGAAGATCCAGAGGCTTGGTGCAAGGCTTTTTACAATTACGTTGAAGCCAAGTTGCGGGAGAAGAATCAATGAAGAACGAAGACATAAGGTGTAACGAACATCCCGACGCACCGCACGGGTTTATGCGTGACGCATCCCTGAACGAGGATCGTTATGTTTGTGAGTGTGAGTTTTGGGAGCCGCCGAAAGAAGAGCAAAACCCTGTGGCGTACATAACGGGTTTTCATAACGGGCATTGCGTCATTGAACCATTTGATCGGGCTACCGTATTGCCAGTTGGCATGGCCCTGTACCGCAGGCCACTTGTCGAAGCAGAAGATCGTGAGAAGGTTGCTCAGTGGATGATGAAAGAGGGGTATGCCACAGGCCACGGCGACACGGTTGAAGAGCTGCTCAAAGAACTGGAGTGGCAGATTTCGGAGAAGCTGACGAGCAATCATACTGCGCCGTTTGTAACAGATAAGCGGTCAGATAAAACCGACATAAGGAACTTATGGACAGCGTAAACCATCCCAAGCATTACACCAGCCATCCGAGCGGTGTTGAATGTATTGAAATCACAGAACACATGAATTTTAATTTAGGAAACGCTACTAAATACATTTGGCGTAGTTCGCTTAAGGGCAAGGAGATCGAGGACTTGCGAAAAGCCAGGTGGTATATAGACAGGGAAATTCAACGATTGCTAAAGGAGCGTCATGAATCTGAACTTGCTAGCAGTAAAATCAATGGCCGATGATGTGATTCTAAAAGCACAGCAGACAAGCGAGATTGAAACAAGAGCGTTAGAATTGGTGAATATGAGCAAGGAGCTGCATAAGCTGTCCGTAGAGTTGAGATTACAGGCAGAGGAATTACTTGCGGTTATCAGCAGGAAGTAGCATGAAAAAGCATCACGCAGCCGAGAAGATTGAGCAGTGGGCGATTGATAAGTTGATTCCGTACGCTCGAAACAGCAGGACACACTCGGACGCGCAAGTTGCGCAGATTGCGGCCAGCATCAAAGAGTTCGGGTTTACTAATCCTGTTCTCATAGATGGCGAAGGCGGGATTATTGCCGGCCACGGACGAGTGATTGCCGCTCGCAAGCTGGGCTTAAGCGAAGTTCCGTGCATTCGACTCGAGCATCTTACCGAAGCGCAGAAGCGAGCGTATGTAATTGCAGACAATCGGCTTGCACTCAATTCGGGCTGGGATACTGAGATGCTGAAGGTGGAGTTTGCCGACCTGCAGGAGCTTGGTTTCGACCTCGAGCTGACCGGCTTCGACCTGGACGAGATCAAGGAGCTGCTGGCACCCGTCGGAACGGAAGGCCTGACCGACCCAGACGACGCACCACCGCTGCCCGAAACCCCGCGCACCGTGCCAGGTGACATCTGGGTGATGGGCAAGCACCGCCTGCTGTGTGGCGACAGCACCAGCATGGACGACCTGGCCAAGCTCTGCGAAGGGCAGCTGGTGGACATGTGGCTGACCGACCCACCTTACAACGTGGCCTACGAGGGCAAGACCAAGGACGCGCTCAAGATCAAGAACGACGAGATGGGCGACGACCAATTCCGACAATTCTTGCGCGATGCTTACACGGCAGCCGACACGGTCATGAAGCCTGGCGCTGTGTTCTACATCTGGCACGCTGATTCCGAAGGCTACAACTTCCGAGGCGCGGCCAAGGACGCTGGCTGGACTGTCCGCCAGTGCCTGATCTGGGAAAAGTCCAGCATGGTCATGGGACGCCAGGACTACCACTGGAAGCACGAGCCTTGTTTGTACGGATGGAAAGAAGGCGCTGGCCACCTTTGGGCGGCAGATAGAAAGCAAACGACTATTTTAGAATTTGATAAGCCTAGTCGAAACGGCGAGCATCCAACAATGAAGCCTGTCGCGTTGTTTGAATATCAAATGCTCAACAACACTAAAGGCGGTGACATCGTTTTGGATAGTTTTGGAGGGTCGGGCACTACTTTAGTAGCGGCAGAAAAGAATGGCCGTATTGCATATCTGATGGAACTAGACCCAAAATACTGCGATGTCATCGTCAAGCGATGGCAGAACTTTACGGGTAAAATTGCAACGCACGCAGAAACAGGAGAACCTTTCGCGGAGGTTACAAATGAAAGCAACGAAGAAATTAGATCCTGAAAAATCAACCCGAACGCCTAAAAAAGAGGAAGCTGAATCTAGAAACTACGGTGGCGCACGGGCTGGCGCTGGTCGCAAACCGTTTGAGCCAACAGATTCAGAGCGGAAACAAGTAGAGGCGCTGTCTGGCTACGGTGTGCCGTTTGAGCAGATCGCGGCGCTGGTTCGAGATGGCATTCACGTTGACACGCTGCGCGATAAGTTCTCTGCTGAGCTGCTAAATGGCAAGGCTAAAGCAAACGCCCAGGTCGGCAAGGGTATCTTCCAAAAGGCTATGGCAGGCGATACAACGGCGCAAATCTGGTGGTCAAAGTGTCAAATGGGCTGGAAGGAAGTGCAGCGCCACGAGCATAGCGGCATCGATGGTTTGCCCATTGAGTTTAAGAAGATCGAGCGAGTAATCGTTGGCGCAAACAACCTTAAGGATTGAGACGCCAGGCTGGGCGGTTCCGCTGCTCAAGCCTGCTCGCTACAAGGGCGCTTATGGTGGCCGAGGCTCTGGCAAATCTCACACATTCGCTGAGATGCTGATTGAGGCGCACATTATGGACCCTGCAAGCCGATCGGTTTGTGTCCGAGAGGTGCAGAAGTCGCTTTCGCAATCAGTAAAGCGCCTGCTTGAGCTGAAGATCGAGGCGATGAATGCTGGTGCTTATTTCGAGGTGCAAGAGGCCGTCATTAAGGCCAAGAAGGGCGATGGCGCGATTATTTTCCAAGGTATGCAGAATCACACGGCTGACAGCATAAAGTCGCTGGAGGGCTACGATAGGGCTTGGGTTGAGGAAGCGCAGAGCCTTTCTCAGCGTAGCCTGGATCTGCTCAGGCCGACGATCCGCAAGCCAGGCTCAGAACTCTGGTTCACATGGAATCCAAGCCATATTAGCGATCCAGTGGATCAACTGCTGCGAGGCGAAGCGCCACCGCAAGATGCGGTCGTTGTCGAGGTGAACTTCGAGGACAACCCGTGGTTTCCCGAAGTTTTGCGCGATGAGATGGAATACGACCGCAGCCGCGATCCAGATAAGTACGCGCACGTCTGGCGCGGTGGTTATGTGGCGAACAGCTTATCGAGGGTGTTCAAGAACTGGCGCATCGAGGAGTTTGATACGCCAGACGATGTGGTTCACCGCCTGGGCGCAGACTGGGGGTTTGCGATTGACCCGACGGTGCTTGTGCGTTGCCATATCGCAGGCAAAAAGCTATTCGTGGATTATGAAGCGTACATGATTGGGTGCGAGATCACTGATACGCCGAACTTATTTCTGACGATTCCAGACGCTGAAAGCTGGCCAATCGTTGCGGATTCGAGCAGGCCAGAGACGATCAGTTACATGCGCAAAAATGGCTTTCCAAAGATTATGCCTGCAATCAAGGGACCGAACTCGGTCGAGGAGGGCGTAGAATGGCTGAAGTCGTTTGATATTATTGTGCATCCACGCTGTCGGCACACGATTGACGAATTGACGCATTATTCGTATAAGGTAGATCCGTTGACGCAAAGGGTCATTCCGAAATTAGATGACCGCGATAATCATGTGATCGACGCATTGCGCTACGCTTGCGAGGGTGTCCGCAGGGTGCAGAAAGCGCAGCCGGTGAAGTTCGAGGCTGTCCCTGTCATGAATAAATGGTGAGCTGAATGGCACGAGAAACAATAGAACAGCGATTGCGGCGAATCCATAGCGAGGCGCTGTCAGAGTTTGACAAAATTCAAGAGGCACTCAGGGACGAGCGCCTTCAGTGCCTGCAAGACCGGCGCTTTTACAGCATCTGCGGCGCACAGTGGGAAGGGCCTCTCAGAGACCAATACGCGAACAAGCCGAAGTTCGAGGTCAACAAGATTATGCTGGCCGTCATGCGGATTGTGAACGAGTATCGTAATAATCGCATCACGGTGGATTTTGTTAGCAAAGACGGAACCAGAGACGACAAGTTAGCCGACACTTGCGACAAGTTATACCGAGCAGATGAGCAAGACTCAGGAGCTGAAGAAGCATACGACAATGCTTTCGAGGAAGCAGTCGGCGGTGGCTTTGGAGCCTGGAGGCTCAAGACGACTTATGTAAATGAAGAGGATAACGAGGACGAGCGCCAGCGCATTGCGATGGAGCCGATCTTCGATGCTGACTCTTCCGTATTCTTTGACTTAAACGCGAAACGACAAGACAAGGCCGATGCCAAGCGTTGCTTTGTGATTACCGCAATGTCACGCGATGCCTACAAGGATCAGTATGGCGATGATCCGGCGACCTGGCCCAAAGAGATCCACCAGTATGAATTTGACTGGGCCACGCCTGATGTCGTTTATGTGGCTGAGTATTACCGCGTCGAGGATCGCACCGAGACGATCAGGATATTCGAAACCATTGCAGGCGATGAAGAGCGCTATACGCAGTCTGATTTTCTGGAAGACGAGGAACTTGAGAATCGCTTGCTAGCTATTGGCAGCCGCGAAGTGCGCCAAAAGCGGGTGAGAAAAAAGGCCGTTAACGCCTACATTATGTCCGGCTCTAGAATCCTTGAGGACTTAGGGCGCATTCCAGGGCGTTGCATTCCGGTGGTTCCGGTCTATGGCAAGCGCTGGTTCATCGATAATGTTGAGCGTTGTATGGGCCATGTGCGTTTGGCCAAAGACGCGCAGCGGCTCAAGAACATGCAATTGAGCAAGCTCGGAGAGATCAGCGCATATTCGAGCATTGAAAAGCCAATTGTGATGCCTGAACAGGTCGCGGGCCACCAGGTTATGTGGGCTGAGGATAATCTCAGGAATTATCCTTACTTGCTTTTGAATCCGCTTACAGATGCGAATGGTCAGGTGCAAGCCGCTGGGCCTTTGGCTTATACGCGCTCTGCTGCAATCCCGCCGTCTCTGGCTGCGTTGATGCAAGTTACCGAGCAAGACATGGCAGACATTCTCGGCAACCAGCAACAAGCCGATAAGATGGTCAGCAATATATCCGGCAAAGCCGTCGAGATGATTCAGACGCGCATGGACATGCAGACGTTTATTTACATGTCGAATATGTCTAAGGCAATTCGCCGTTGCGGTGAGATTTGGCTTTCGATGGCAAAAGATGTGTACGTTGAGGAAGGTCGCAAAATGAAGGGCCTTGGCTTGCAAGGCGAAATGGAAACGATTCAGCTTTCAAAACCCGTGTTGTCGCCGACTGGCGCGGTGGAGATGGAAAATGATCTTTCAAAAGCAGAGTTTGATGTGGCGGTTGATGTGGGGCCTTCGTCGAGTTCGCGTCGCGCTGCGACGGTTCGTGCGCTCACTGGGATGATGGCGATAACATCTGACCCAGAGACGCAACAGGTTTTGCAGGCGATGGCGATGATGAATATGGAAGGCGAGGGGATTACTGAAGTCAGAGATTTCTTCCGCAAAAAACTGGTGCGCCTGGGTGTTGTAAAGCCAACAGAGGCCGAGCTGGAAGAGCTGATGGCCGAGCTGCAAGGCAAAGGTCAAGATCCGAACTCGATATTCTTGGCCGCTGCCGCAGAAGAGGCGCAGGCAAAAGCCGCAAGAGCGCGAGCCGATACGATCAAGGTTTTAGCGGATGCTGATTTGTCGCAAGCAAAAACGATCGAGACGCTTGCTAAAACCGAAGCGGAAACTACAGGAAAGGATATTGACAATATAAGGGCGATTCGGAGTATGATGTCGCCTGAAATGGCAACCACGCAGCCTATGTCGTGAGAAGGGGTTAAAAATGAGTGAAGAGGCAGCAGCGCCGATTATTGAGCAACCGATTCCAGAAGTAGAAGCGCCTCAAGTCGAGGAGCAAGCACCGGAAGAAGTTACGATCACAATCGGGGAGGAGTCGCCACCTCCGGAGGAAAACCGAGCGCCAGATTGGGTTAGAGAACTGCGTAAGTCGCATCGGGAATTGCAGCGCAAGAACCGAGAGCTGGAAGACAGACTAAAAACAACTGAGCCAAAACCGGTTGCTTTAGGGCAAAAGCCAGCACTGAGCGATTTTGACTACGATACTGAACGATTTGAAACTGCGTTAGAGGATTGGTATCGAAAGCGTGACGAGGTCGAGCGAATAAACGCTGCACGGCGAGCTGAGGAAGAGAACCAGCACAAAGCGTGGGCGGATAAACTTAGAACCTACGACGAATCGAAAACCACACTTCGCGTCAACGATTACGAAGACGCAGAGGCAATCGCGCAGGAGATGCTCTCGGTCACACAGCAAGGCGTGTTGATCGCAGGGTGTGAGAATCCAGCACTGGTCGTTTACGCACTTGGAAAGAACCCGAAAAAGGCGAAGGAACTCGCAGCGATTACAGACCCTGTGAAGTTTGCATTTGCCGTCGCCAAATTGGAGACGCAGTTGAAAGTAAATCGTAAAACACCGCCGCCTGTGATGAAAACCGTCAGTGGGACTGGGCCTGTCAGTGGGTCGGTGGATTCGACATTAGAACGCTTGCGTGAAGAGGCTGCAAGGACTGGCGATATGAGCAAGGTCTTCAAATACAAGCAGCAGCTTCGCCAAAAAACCTAAAAGGGGTAAAAAGTGAGTAACGCATTTAGTAAAGAGGAAATCGTCGCCTTTGAGGACATCCTCGAAGGTTTTAATGACGCACTTGTGCTTTCGCGCAATGTGACCGTCTATAACACCGACCAAACCATGATGGAACGGGCGAACAACGTCATTTGGCGTCCGCAGCCTTACATTTCTCAGTCATTCGGCGGTTCGTTTACGCTTGACATGACGGGAAACTTTAAGGACTACACACAGCTTTCCGTGCCGTCAACGATTGGTTTTAACCGCTCCGTGCCTTGGATTATGAGCGCTGTTGAGCTGCGCGACGCACTGCAAGAGCAGCGCCTGGGCGAATCTGCAAAGCAGAAACTTGCATCGGACATCAACATTCAGATCATGAATGTTGCTGCTGCGCAAGGTACGCT